GACACATCGACGTTGTCCACTATCTTTTGACCTGTGCTAGAATCTAGTAGTGTATATTTCGCAGCTCTTGTTGATGAGTCACCATATACAAAACACTGAATGTTTCCATTAATAGCACTATCAGCTTCTGTCTGGTTGTAGTTATTAGCAACGATGCTTTGATTAGCAACACCGACAGCAACTTTGCTGCCTTTAAGATCCATCTTAGCTTCGCTTGCAGAGTATGAATAGACATTGGCACCATCACAGCCCACTAGCTCATTGGCATATGGAGCAAGCATGTTACCAGCAGTTAACTCACCTGACTGCGCAAGCCTGTCAAAGCCATAGCGCTTTTGAATCTTATTAATCGCTTTAAAGAATCCATTCTTAAGCATTAACAGCTTACCTAAAGCAATCTGCTTAGGGTCTCGCTTAGTATCGATACCATTGTCGAAAGAAATGGATATGGGTTGTTTCTCTAAAGCCATTGATCACCTCAAAATACATAGATATCAACGACAACGCCCGCACTTGAAGTAAGTATAAGAGTTTTTGCAGGTGTTGCGTTACTATCTTGAGCATCATAGATCGAAGCACTGGCCCTTTGTCTAACAATGAACCAGCCTTGCAACTCTCTATCGAGCCCATGATTAATTGAATTACTACCAGACACTAACGTCACCTTACTCAAGATATAACCGTCTACTTGAGGGTTCTTTAAAATCGGAGTGAGAGCATTAGAAATGTTATCCTGTAGCTGACCAATAATTCGATCAGCTGATTGGATCTTACTAAAGCTTCTCATTAAAATGCACCGTAGCCGTAACCAGAGCCTGAGCCTGATGACCAAATGTCAGAGAACTGAGTATCTCCCACAGTAGCAGGGTTACCAGCATCTCTATTCTCAGCAGCACTCTCGATACGCTTAATCAGCTCTGCTTTCTGCAAAGCAAACACTGTCACGTCACTCTCTTGTTTAGCTAATGCCTTAATGCACGCATCAACGATGATGTACTCAGTCCATCCAGAGATGCCGTCAACAGTATCACCATCAGCAGAGAGAGTTGTTAGCCTTGGCACATACCATACCTTGATGGTTTGACCACCGGCAGGCGTTGGAGTTAGCCAAAGTTTATCGCCGTTTAAGCGATAGCGCATGTTGGTTACACCATAAAATGACTGAAAATTAGGGACAGCATAACGATTCCGATCAGTAAAATTAAATGGTCGGATGGTGACATAACTGTCAGCCGTGTTGCTAAGTGCAAGATCAACCCCAAGCAGCTTGTAAAAATCAGTAGGGAGAGAATAAAGCTGATTACTTCCATCGGTAGAAATTGAGTAAGGATTAGCGACATAGTAATTGTCTCCATACTTTTGCACTAATATATCGTACAGCTCAAAGTAGCTCTGATTAATATACGAAGTCAGCTCACTATCGCTAATGAACTGATCGTTTACCATATCTGATCTTTGTCTCACAGCTGTTCTAAGAGCTAATAGTGTCATGGTTGTTGCCATGGTTCACCCCTTATTCAGCTTCTGGTTGTTCGTCTTGTTCTTCATCCGCAAGTTGAATTTGATTCCAAAATGCTTTAAGTGCTGAAACCAAATCCATTGCTGATTTGTCTTCAAACGCTTTTAGCATCTCTTCGGCAATTGCTTTTAGAGTCTCATCTTTATCATCAATGGCCTGCTCTGGCTTAACTTCCTGACGGCTTTCACCACCGCCAGGCTTCATTTTTGATAAGATGATTGAAACCGTCTTTTTGTTATCAGGTATAATCATCTTGGACTCCCTTAGTAAGCTGAACTATTGCCAACAGTGATGTGAAGAATGAACGCCTCACCACTGGCAGGATCTGTAGCAGTACCACCATCATTTTCAAACTGAACAACAACCGTTGGTGTTGCAGCAGTAGAAACCGCTTGAGATACAACAAAGAACTGAGGAGCAGCAGCAGCGCCGCCGGTCCCAATCAATGTGCAAGTGCATCCTAGGAACTTGTAGTAAGGATCTTGCAAAGTAACTGTGTATTTACCCGCTGAGTTTCTTACAACTGACAAAATACCCTTTGAGTTAGCTGTAACCACAGTTGGGGCACCAGTAGCACCAACAGTAACATTACAATATAAATCAACTAGGCTTTTCTCTAATGAATATCTGAATTGTTGGAAAAATCTATTAGCCATAACATCCTTTTAGTCTTATTGACCGTGGGCGGTTTTACGAACAGGCAGAGCCCCCTCACCCTGTAAGATGGAGACCCTAGAGGACGTTTTAAGTCCGATAGGGCCCCATTATTAATTAAGCAGATAAAGAAACAACTGCATTCCATCCAGGAGCAGCACATGACAATTGGTAGTATGCACCAACGCGCAACTCACCTGCATCAGCATTAGACACTCTCAACATCTCTAATCCGTCACCGTATTTCAAGATTTGAGGGCAATCACCCAATGACATAAGTCTCCAAGTGTCCATCTGTAGCATATACATACGAGCAGCTTGGCAATTACGATCAGGGAAAATGTCTACAACACTGTTAGCGCCATTTACTGAAATACCACGGAAAGCGATATCTGCAGGGCCTTTAGCATTAACGTATTGAACTTTTGAACCCAACGCTTTTTCAAGAGCAGAGTATGATGCAAAGTTAGTGATACCTTTACCAACTTTACCACCCTCACGAGCAACCAAAGCAGTGGCATCAATCATCGCTTCTTCGATAGACTGAGCAGAACCGTCGTAACGAACACCGGCAAGACGTACAGAATCAACTGAACGGTCAACACCGAAGAAATTGTCACCACCAGTTGGTGCTGTAGTAGGTAACCAAGCAGCTAAACCTTTAGGCTTTAAGTTTACATCGCCTTGGATTAGCAAGAAGTCGGCAGCAGTCCAACCAGATGGAGTCGCAGCAGAGCCACCCAAGCCAGAAGAAGCTACAGTAACTTTACCAAGAGCACGGTCAACAGCGATAACATAACCAAGAGCTGCACGTGGAGTACCGCCATCAGTTGCATTAGCTTGAAGAACCATGTTGTTCTCAAATTGAACAACGTCTAATGCGTTAGTCAAAGTGATAACACCTGTAGAGATAGAGCTGATAGCACCGATAGAACCAGTACCGCTTCTGAAAATACCAGATGCACACTGATTAGTAGCAGAGCGAATAGCTGAATCGATAACCAATTTAGCACCTTCCAAGAAAGCCATTTTGTCAGTCTTAGAAGCAAGCATGGTTTGGTTGTCGATAGTAGCAATAGAGTACTGACTTACGCGAGTAAGCAAGAAAGATTGCAATTGAGCAGCAGACTGATTGGTCTGAGCTGTTGCAAAGGTAGCAGATACACCCTGATTGTTACCAGTGATGATAGGTTGCGGATAGTATTTACCACCGAACTCTGTGAATTTAGGTAACATAGCAAACAAAGGATTGTCTGCATAAACCATGTTGTTAATAACTTGACCTGAATAAAGCTCTTTAAGAGCTGCATTCATGGCCGTAAGATCCATATAAGCTGAAACTGCCATAATAATACTCCGTTTTAATTGGTTAATGTTTGTTTGTTTTTATTCGCTAACTGTTGCGAGAGTACTAACGTCGTTTAGGCTTTACCCATACCTACCGGGAATGTATCACTTCGTGCTTAATTAACAGTTTACACTACACATCAATTCGTCAATTACCCAATGCGGCAAGCGCTCTTTTGATTCTATCAGTCTCGGTCGAGTTAGATAGTCCAGAAACTGTCTGAGACATTGAGTTATTAAGTGTTGGGCTAGGTTGTTTATTGGCTTTTTGGAAGCCGTCTTCTTCTGTAACTGGAGGTTTTGGCGCAAGCTTTGATTGGATCTTCTTAAACGAGGTGACCTTCATGGCTTCGCTTTCAAAGTGATCTTCAACTAGCTTTGCAGCTTCTTCCATGCTCATTACTTTCTCAGTCTGAGCATAGTGAGCTTCGATAACGTCATAGATTAGGTCTACTGACTCAGGGTAATTGTTGCACAGCTCAAAATCATCAGGCTTGCCGGTTAAAAAGCCAGTGATGTTCTCTTTAAAGTTAGAGATAGCTTCCTGGGCTCTTTTCTCATCCATGGCTTTAGCAGAGTTCTCACGCTCTTGCTCTCTTTGAGCAATCTCATCACGAAGCTTTTGCATCTCTGATTTAATCGATGATGTTTCCATCTCAGCTGTAGGCTTGTTGCCGTTAAGAATGAAGTTAGTTAACTCTTCATAGGTTAACCCTGCTTCTTCAAGGAACTTTAGAGGATTGGTTTTAGCTTGCTCTTTAAGAGACTTGAACTTGTTAATCTCTTCGTATTTAGAATCAATGTCTAGCTTGCTCTTCTGAATCTCTTCACGCTGCTTCTGTAAGGCTTTCTCACGTTTTGCTAGTATTGATAGCTGTGGAGAGGCTAACTCACGTGCTGGGACCTTGGGAGCCTCCTCGGTCTGTGTAGCTTCTGTTGGTACTGGTATTGCTGCTGCTTCTGTAACTTCCTGCATGGTAGCCCTTCCGTGGGCACGATGCCCATCCTTGGTTATTAAACTAAAACTGAACCATTAGCATTGTATAGGACCGCTTTACCTTGGGCCTTTTTACGCTGCTCTATTTCTCTTTGTGTTGGTGCCCAGTATCTTGGTGCTGGGTAGTCACTAATCCATACTTTATAGACTAAACCACTGGTGAGTTTGTTCTCAGAAACTCTTTTACGCAGTAGCTGGTCTTTCATCTGATTAGGTATCTCATTGGTACGCTTTAACATCTCTTCAACGGTTGAACCGTAGTCAGGGTTAAGTGTGAACTCAGTAGTTCTGGTCCACTCCTCGCCATCAATGAGAGTTAATTTTGTGTTAAGATAGTATACACGGCCGACCTCTCCACGCTCATGGACACTGATTGGTTGTTCCCAGCTCATTTTACGCCAAGCCTTCTTCTATCTGCGCGGTTCACCCAGATATATTTCTTAAGCTGAGGTGACCACGTAGCAGGTAAGTCGCGGCCTGGATGGCGCTTCTTCCAATCAACAAGGGCTGTCATGTAGTGAGCACCGAATTCAACCAGTGCTTTTTCTTTCTCTTCTGGGGTCAGGTCTTTCTCGTTCATGCTACTCCTGGCACGTTAGGTATAAGGTCAGATGTTGGCTCAGGCATGGGGGCTGCTTGTGGCATAGCTTCCATTTGTGGCTGAGGCATTGCTTGCTCTTCAATCATACCGACCTGATCAACGAATCTGTTAATTAGCTCTAGCTTGTCTTCATCCATGTTATGCAAAAGTCCTTGGTTGTAATACTCAAGGGCTAACTCTCGCGCTAACTTTAAGTCATTCTGAGGTCTAGGCGGCGTATAAATGCCATCATCGATCATCATCTCAAACACTTTATTCAAATAATCCTCTGATGCATTCTGGATGTCTTCAACTTGCTCAAGGTCTGGGAAGTCTAGCAAGCGTTTACCAGTGCGCGGAGTAAGCATTCCCGCTTGGATGTACTCTTGGATAGTTTGAAGTTTACCCTCTGGTGTCTCAGGAAGTGAAGAGACTGGGTACATTTTCATTACGTAGTCGTCCTCTGATAGATCAATCTCTGACCAATCAACAGTCTCTAGGTACTTCTTATTAGGAAGCTTCACAGGGTAAGAGCCAATGTCATTGTAGATGTCTACTGCAACACCGATTGAATGACGACCTAACTCTAGGAAGAAGCGCTCATACATCTGTCCAATGGTCATGAAACGATCAGTCTCAATGTCATTGTATTCGCGTAGGGCTTTACCAGAGTTTAGTCCAGCAGGCTTTTGGCTAGTAGCTGAGAGCTGAGAGATACCCATCTGCTCAAAGGCCATGTTCTTAAGGTTTGCCACCTGGTTAAATAGCTCAGGCTGTACCATTGACGGTAGAACGTACTGAGGGGCAGTGCCTGAGTAGTTAACGATAGCACCGATGTCATTGTTAAGATGCTCTTTAACGATCTTAGAGCCATTCTCTAGGAACACCTTGAAGGTTCCTGCTAAGTGCATAGAACGCTGGATGACCCATAGTAGTTTATTAAGTTCTAGCTGAATGTTTTGAATCTGTTCAGCACCACCCTGAGCCCAGAAGCCGTCTTGTCTTTCAGACCACTTCAT